CCACTTAAGGGAGTGGGAGGGACCGACCATTCAAGGTCTCGCTTCACCCCCATGGAAAATGCCGATGCGGTGGAAGACTCCCCTAACATCTTTCGAGCGGAGGATAACCCGGAAAGAACTCAGGTTCTCTGAGTGCTTTCCTCGATGACATCGCGTGAAGACTATTTCTAGTCTTCTGAGACTGTTTAATAACATTCTTGTACCACTTCTTCCACGAACGGAGAACGGAATGCGGACTCACACGTTCAGAGTCTGGGCCAAGAGACAAATTCCAAGAGAGGAGATCCAGGAGAAATTTTCGCTCCTGTTCCTCCATTTCCGAACTTATCCATTCCACTTGGCCTCCACACTGAATCTTCCATTGTACCACATCCCGAAGGACCGTTCTAGTGAAGAGTGGGCAAAGACCTCTAAGCCAGCGAAGCTCCATAACGGACTCCGCAGATGCTGGGTCTAAACAAGATAACCAAGCAGCCAGTCTAAGGTGAACAATCGAAATCGCCTCTGGTCGATAGCGGATCAAAGGAAGACCCAAACCACCTCGACCGACCGGCAACCACCAACTGATGGGAGGAAGTTTGTCCAGAATGGGTCGAGCATAACGAATGAACTTCTTCATCAAGAAGTTCTTCATATTATCATCCCACCCTCGAATCAATTCCTCAGCCCGTCCACGAAGAGTCTTTCCATGAGAGAGAACCTGATCCTCATCAAAGAGGAACCGGCGTCTCTCACAAAGACCTTCCTGAACGCAGCGGAGGAGATTCAATCGAAGAGTGGGAATGCGCTCAGCCTCCCAGTGATGACCCTCCTTCTTAAGAACAAACAAGTCGGAGTTCATCACTGCAAGATCGGAACAAACATAATTCTTCCCAGCAGACGGTTTCAAACCAACTAAGGAAACGACGCGCTTCCAATAACCATAGCCCCAGACCGGAAGACTCAGGAAGACATCGTCACCGTTAATACGGCAACCGAGGTACTCCGAAAGATGTTTCTTCGGAAAACCCAAAGTCTCCTGAATAAGCCGATTTATGGCCAGGTTAGCGAGACAGAGAATCGGGAAAGAAATTGGACTTCCCATCAACTGTCCCCAGCGCTGTTCTTTTCCTTCGATGATATGGCCAGTCAGAGCTCTCATCAAAAGAATCCGATCCTGGAAGGGGATCTGTAACTGGCGACAAAGTTCCTCAAGGACAATCTCAGATACCTGAGGATCGAGATTGTCCGTTGCGGAATCATAGTCACCGGAAACAGGTCTCCAATCAAGACCTTCAGAGAGTGAAGCATTCATGACTTGGGCCACATGGAAGGGTCGTATAGGTTCCCCCACTAAGCGAAGTGAGGGAACCGATCGACAAATCTCCCAGAAGGCCTTTTGCCAAGAATGAGCTCTCTGATACTCGGCCGCCCGACCCATCGACACAATGCGAACCTTGAAAGGTTCAAGAATCGCAGAGCGTCGACAGGGAATGGGACCGATGGTCTCCAGAAAAGGATCCAAGATCTCCTGACGCCAATCAGAAGTATCACGAACATAGATCGGGACGAGACGAAAACCATATCTTCTCTGAGGTTCCTCAGGAAGCCAGGTTCTCAACTCACCTGTTCTTTTCGTGGTAATCCGGGCGAATCCGTGGAGAATGCGAGAACTAGAGATGACACTATCGATTCCTCGAGGAGGAACGAGAGCGCCAAAAGCACCAAACTGCTCCCGGGTGGACTCAAGAGATGCTGAGAGAGTGGGAATCTTCAATTTCTTTTTAATTGAAGGTCTCGCACACTCCACAGCTTCTCGAACGGTCCATCTGAGAGCCATCTCGATCTGGTCAGGAATGGGTTCAACGTCCCGTTCTGTCGTAAGAGAGAACAGTTGTTCTTCCATTTTCTTCTCAACAAGATCTGCTGCCAAAGGGACAGCACACCTTTTCGCGGAATAAAGACTGTAAGCCAGTCCTCTCTTCCTGCGTCTAGGCTCTCGGAGAATACAATGGAGATTAACACGACGTTGAAGTTTGGGAGGAAGGAACCAACCATCTCGGTCTATCCAAGATAGCCAAGATGGACGGACCGGAGGATCCTCCTGGGAGTTCAAAGAATCCCAGAGGAATCGACTGGTCTGGTACTTCAAGTATGCCTCCATCAAACCACAAAGGTGATAGGAGACATACTTCCCAACCATCCATTCATACCAAGATCGGAGGGCTGTTTGATCTTCCTTAAGAAGATTAAAACAGTCTAAGGTCTCTAAATACGCAAGAGCCATAGCTCTTGCGGATGTCATCGCTTCTTCGAACATCAAAACTGACGTCCGATGAAGGTCCTCCGTCCTGATTGACGGGGTTCTGGCCAACATTCTCGTTAGCCAGGCCTCCTCGAAGTTCATGGGGAAACCCGTAGAGGAAAAGATATTTCCATAGGATCTCTCCCAAGACCCCCGAGAAAGGGGAAACTTCCAGGACTGGGCCACCCATCCAGCCAGAGCTCGTGTCTTCCGACAGAG